CATGAAGTCTAGCAGCTCATATGATGTGCCGCCGCAGAGAAACTTGTACAGCACCGGCACGCCGGTTCCGTCCACATCCATACGCATGTAGGCTTCCGTGATGCCGACAAGCTTCATGGACGGGTCTAGCTCGTCTTCGTCCGACAAGTCTTCCTCGTAGCCTTGGCGCTCAAGCACCTCTGCGCCAGACATATCGTTTGTGCCGTCAAACGGCGTCAGGTTGGAGATGACCTCGAAGTCGAAGCCCATCTCGACCAGATCGCCTACGCGCATGTCTGTGCGGTGCGCCACGACATATGCGTCATCAAATGAACGGCAGTCGCGGTTTACGAAAAACTCTTCCGGCGGGATGCTTTCTATACGCATCTCGCCCTTCATTTCAGTGCGGCTAATCTTGACCGAATGGACAGGAAGCTCGATGTCCATGCCCATCTCGTCCACTTCGATCGACATCTCCATTGTGTGCTCGATCACGTCCACGTCATCCTCTTGGATCAGGAACGTGTATTCGTCATCAGACAAGTCGGTATGGGTGTATATCTCGGCCACGGGGTAGTCGCGCCAATACGCCTTCACGATGCCCTGCTTCTTGACCATGGCGTCTTGGAAGGCGTCGTTTAGAACGCGGTAGCCGTTCAAACGCGTAAACTCGTGCTGGATGTAGCTGGTGGCCTGCTCGGCCAATGCAACGTCTTCTGGCCCCTTCGGGATAAACTCTACCGGCCTCGCGGTGGACATGAAGATCCGCATCAGGCTTGGCTTCACAGAGCGTACGGTATCCCGTACCTTTGTGGCCACAACCTTGCTGCGCCCGTCCTCGTGGCCAATATCAACCTCGCCGTCGTAGTAGCGCTGCGCCTTGATGCGGTCTTCGCTGATCTCGCTCTCAACGAAGTCAACGGCCTCGCTGATCGCGTTCTGCACGATGCTTTCGATTTCACGACGATCTTTTGGCTGTGGTTGCATTTTTATGTCCTTACTTAAAACCCGCTTGGCCGAAACCCTGTTGTGCGTTCAATTTGACGCTCAATCGGTGTCTTAGCTTCTTCGCTAGATAATAGCACGCCGCCAGCGCCAGCAATAGGGGCAGCTCTGCGCGGTGTTGGAGCGGCTCGCCCTGCGCCATAAGCCATTGCCGCGCCACGCGCTTCAGTAAACGCTTTGGCGATTGGTATTCTCGCCAAGAAATAAGCTGCATTCGTAGACCCAAAAGCCGCTGCAAGTTTTTGCAGCAATCCAGAAGCCGCCGCTGCGCTGTTTGATGCGTTTACTGCGCCGCCAGTAGCTCGCGCCGCAACCGTAGCAAACTGGTTTATCAAGTTTCGCTCTTCCGGCGTAAATAACGCCTTTATGGCTTCTGGGTTTTTATTTGACATATCTTTCCAAGATTTCAAAAAGTTTACCCCAGAGAATACATCCTCTCCTGCACGCGTCGCCTGAGCCTTTTGCGCCAAATTTATAAATGCTTCTTGACGCAGTTGGTTCCACTCAACTTCTGGCAAAAACTTTTTAAGCGTTAAAATGTCTCTTGATACGTTTGACGGCTTTAGAAGCTTTGAGTTTGACGCGCCAAGAATATACGCAGCGGCGGCTTCTGGCGGCTGCTTCAAGACCATTTCGCCGTCTCGCACAGTTTGCTCTGTCAGCGTGTTTAGGATGCCGCCCTTGCTTTTCCATGTTTTAGCAAAATCGGAATAATTTTCGATTGCGCGTTTCCAACTTGCTATAGCTGTCTCATCGCCCCTGATTAAGGATTGTTCAACTAAATCTGAAAGACGTTGATCCAAAACAGCCTTCATCTTTGACGCAGCCGCTTGCTCTGGCGTTCCAAACGCTCCCGCGTTTGTTAGCTGCTCGCGCTTTTGAAATAACGTCTTGATGTCGCCACCTTGCGCTAAAATATCGTCAATCTCATCTGCGATGCTGGTTGTCACGGGGCGCACTGATGGCGTGAAGTCTCTGACAGACGCGCGCAAGTCATCAGCAAGTTGTGCAGCAGCTTGAGGCTCTACAAACGCAGGCCCAGAAGCGCGCGCAACATCATAAAGCTCGCCAGCCTGTCTTTGCGCGGCTTGACGCTGTGCGAGCAAGGCTTGCTGCGCTGCAGCTCCACCTTCTCCGGTCGTAATAAGCGGCGCTGCTGCCGTTGGAGCGGAAGGACGCTGCGCGACTAAACCTTCGCCTGCGCCAACAACCGGCGTTGTGCCAGCAATTCTCTGTTGTATGGCGGGAATATTCTCTTGCAGCGCCTGCAATGTCTCTTGCTGGCGGCCTTGCATCATGGTTTCAGCTTGCTGGCCGTAAGCGCCTTTGCGGGCCATGTCTTCAAATAATTGCTGCGAAGGCGCCCCAGTTACTGCGCCAGATGTAAGAGGCACCGGAACAGGCAAAGTTTCAGCCGCCGCAAGCCTTCCGGCTTCTGCTGGATCAACGCCAGCACGAACTTGAGCGGCCATAGCTTGCGCCATTTCTGCTCTAGCCTGCTCTGGGTCTAAGCCAGCTTCTCGCATCTGCTTAGCAATAGATGGACGCAGTTTCCCAGATTGGTCTAAAACAGCCTCTGGTGATCTGCGAAATATATTGGCCACTCTGTTTGCAATTTGAACCGCCCCCTGACCCAAAGCACCGCCAAAGGCGCCATATATCAAATCGCTAAATTTAAATCTGTCGTCAGACAATTTTGCGCTCGCAGCTTCTACAAGCCCAGCCTCTGTCGCTCCCAACCCGCCAGCGGTTAAATATCCCGCAGGAACGCCCAAAAGCTGCGCCGCTTTACCTAATCCAGTAGCAGCAGCAACAGCTCCAGAAGCCTGCATTATGTCGGTTACGTCCAGACCCTTCGGGTTGGGGTAAAAACGTGTGTATTGCTGCGTCTGCTCGCCATCCTTAAATACTGGCGCAATCACCACAAGATTGCCGAATTTATCGGTGTCAAACTCAGCGTCAGGCAAAATGCGTTTAACGCCAGATTTTAATCTATCATCGCTCGCAGTAGTAGCAAGCAGCGCTGTCATCTCTGCTGCTTTTGCCGGAGGCAGCCCAAGATTTGACTGGTTGGCCAACGGTATTGTTTCGTCTCTCTGGCCGCCCTTAAACCACTCAACAGTGCGCCCGACGATGCCTTTTTCTGGCTCTGCCTGCATCTGAGGCTGCGCTGTTGGCTCTTGCTGCGCCAAGTATTGGCGAACCGCAGCTTCCTGATCTTCCACGCTCATCGTGTCTGGAAAGCGTAAAGTCACGCCGTTTGGTAGCCTTACGTCTGCCATTACTCAAAACCTCCAGCGCCGTTATTCAAGCTTTGGTTCCAGACCTTAACTTGCCCATCCTCAACTTTTGGCGTTGGCCTAGACGCTTGCTCTTGCAGCCATGTGTTTAAGCTGTTGGCTGGATTTGATAAATACGTTGCCGCTTTTGTTAGCGCGGCTTTTGCTTTTACTTGCGCAGATTTCTTGTTTTGCAAATACTTTTTAAGCTCTTCTGGAGGCAAGTTTCTAGGCACAGCGGTTTCCATCGCAAGCCTCATCTCGCCCTCCGACAGCGCTCCAAATGTAACTGATGATATGACGTCAAGCCCCATGTTGTTCATCGCAGTTTCCAACTGACCAGATGCCAATGTTACATTCGGGATCATGTTGTAAATCATGCCAGACTGTGCGCCCTGCTCCAAGGCATCTAAGGCGCTTTCGATATTTGTTATACTGTTATTAACAAGGCTTATTTTTTCAAAAGCGTCTTGCGCCGCTTCAACTGAAATGCCACCAAGCTTTCTGCCGCCAGATAATCTCTGTGCGTAACTCAGTTCATATTCATTCGCAGCGTTTATAACTTTTTGGGCCTCATCACCAGTAACAACCTTACCTTGCGGGTTGTAGACCACAACGCCGGTGTCGGTTGATTGCACAACCGTTCCATTGCTAAACTGCTTTGTAGATCGCACAGCACCGGCGCCGCCCATTTTTTGAGACATGAGCGCATTCATAATTTCTTTAGAGCCAATCGCCCCGCTCTCCACGGCATCAGCATAATCGTTGTACCCCATCCTGCGCAGATACTCGACCGTCTTGTTCTTCGTTGCAGTCGCCTGCCGCTGCGCGCCGCGCGCCCTGATCGCCTCGCCAGCACGCATCTGCGGCATGATGAGCGGATCGAGC